CGCAAGCCTTGGATGCCAACACCAGCGGCGATTACAACACCGCCGTGGGCTACGATTCGTTGTCGGCGGCGACTACGGCGAACTACAACACTGGCGTTGGGTATCGGGCGCTAAATGCGGCCACCACTGGCGCGAACAACACGGCGCTCGGCGCGGACGCTGCGCTTGCGGTGCAAACCGGGGCAAACAATGTTGTTGTAGGCCAAGGTGCATTCACAGCGGCAATCAGCGTCGGCAACTCTACTGCAATTGGTTTTGAAGCGCTAAAAGCTGTAACAATCGGCGACTTTAATGTGGCTGTCGGCAGATCAGCGCTCACTGGATTAAGTCTTGGCAGCAGCAATACAGCTGTCGGCGCTTATGCGTTAGATGGTCCACTTACTTCTAGCAACAACACGGCCGTTGGTTATAGCTGCTTGAGTTCACTTAGCACCGGAACGCAAAATACTGCCATCGGATACGCCGCTGGCGACTCGCTGACAACTGGCAGCAACAACACGGTGATTGGCTACGACGCCGACGTCTCTGCGGCCGGTGTTAGCAACGAGGTCACCGTCGGCAACGCCAGCGTGACCTCACTGCGCGTGCCTGGCCTGACGATGACTGTCGGCTTGAAGTGGATCAACAACGGCACGCACACTGTTGCGAACTTGCTTGCAAATGCTCCGGCTGCTACTGTTGGCGCAGGCGCACGGGCTTTTGTCACCGATGCCAACGCGACGACGTTTGCGTCCGTGGTTGCTGGCGGCGGAACAAACGGAGTTCCCGTGTACAGCGACGGCACCAACTGGCGGATTGGGTGAGGTGAATTATGAACGACGCAGCAGCTGATCAAAGTTTATTGAACCCTCCCAGAGAATGGATAAGGCGCGACCCGGAGCATGTTGCCGCATCCACGCCGGCGTTTGCCTATCCAAAGGAAATTGATACGCAGTATTGGGCGTGGAATGATCCGCGTTGGGGAGGAGAAGGTGGGAAATATGCTGGCCCTTGGGGTGATGTTCTGAAAGCTGCTGGGTTCAAAGGCACGCCAACTCGAGCAGATCCTTCTGGCATTTATCAAAACTATGAAGTCTATTCGCCTAATCCTTATGGCGGAGAAGATGTAGGTTCTCAGCTTGATTTTTCTCCAGAAGCATACGCTGCAATCGACAAACTGAGGGCAGCGGGTTACGACCTGCGCTGGAAGCACCCGGACCGCCGCACGTTCAACACCTACTGGGGTTTGGTGACCCCAGAAGGCAATGTGCAAGACATCAAGATCGCCGGCTCCGACCTCGGCGACATGATCGAGCCCATGATCAAGATTTTCGGCGCCGGCCTCGGGCTAGCCGGTCTTGGCGCGGGCATCAATTCGTTGCTTGGGGGCGCTGGGGCTGGGGCGGGTGCCGGCAGCGCACTGGGCATCGCAGAGGCTATGGCGCCTGGCGTTATAGCGCCAGCTACCGCTGCGGAAATGGCAGGCGTCAACGCGCTTCTGGGGGGAGCCGGCGGCGCGCTGTCGGCCGCAGACTTGGCAAGTCTGCCGTCAGATGTGCTGGGGCAAGTTGGGTCTTTGTCTCCGACGAATTTGGCCGAGTTGGATGTTTTCACAACGCCGCCATCGTCAATGACTCCGTTGCCGACCGGCTCGCCGTCGGTGACGCCGCTGACTGAATTGCCGCCGTCACTTGGCCCCGTCACGGCGCCAACGTTTGAGTTCGGCACGTTGGCTGACCCCACTGCGGCGATTACGTCAATGCCCCCTTCCGTGGGCACAATTGCTGATCTGGCAGGCATTCCGGCAGATGCAGGCTTTGCCGCCGGCATGGGCGTTGACGCGGGCATAAACGCCTTAAATCTTGGCGCTGGTGCTGGCGCGGTAAAGGGCGTCGCAGACGTTGCTGCTACTGGCGCAACTGGAGCGGCAACTGGAGGCGGCGCTGCTGTTCCGACCGCAGCAACCGGCGCTGCAACCGGCGGCGCAGGCATCATGGAGGGCATGGTCCCAGGCGGACTTACCGGCTCCGGTATTCCCGCAACGCTTGGCGAGGCTTCGGCGGCAGGCGCAGTCGCTGCTGGCGCCGGGGCAACTGGCGGCAGCCTCCTTGACAAAGCCGTCCAACTCGTCACTAGCCCCGTCGGCCAGGCTGTCGTGGGCGGCGTCGGCAGCGTCGTCGGGGGCGTGCTGGAAGCCAACGCGGCAGAGAAGGCCGCAGAAACGCAGTCGCAGGCTGCGGCAAACGCTCTCGCCTTGCAGCGGGAGATGTTCGAGTACCAGAAAAGCCTGCTGGAACCGTACCGCACTGCTGGCACGAAAGCGCTGGAACGCCTGTCCGGTGCGATGGGCCTTGGCGGCCCGGGCTCGCAGCAGCAAATGCTGGAGATGGACCCGGGCTACGGGTTCCGTCTGGGCGAGGGGCTGAAAGCGCTGGAGCGCATGCAGGCTTCGCGGGGCAATTTCCTGTCGGGCGGTGCGCTCAAGGCCGGTCAGCGGTTTGCGCAGGATACGGCGTCGCAAGAGTACGACCGGGCGTTTGGAAGACTCTCAGATATTGCGGGCATCGGCCGATCTACTAGCACCCAAATGGGCAACGCGGCGTCCGGTTTCGGCACCTCTGCCGGCAACATCATGGGCCAAGAGGCCAACGCGCTGGCGGCGGGGCGTCTGGGTCGCACCTCGGCTTACACTGGGGCCATCGGCGGGGCGCTGAACTCGTTCCAGAACTATCTGAATCGGCAGCAAGAAGAACGCCTCATCCGAGACATCTTCGGGCGCACCACCGTTGGGGGCTGAAATCATGCAACTTGACACCCGATTGCCCCTGATGGCCGGCCAACGGCAGCCGATGCAGTTTGCGCCTGAGTCGCAATTGCAGACGTTGTCGCGGATTGCGCCTGGTATCAATGCGCTGCGGGGGGTGCAGCAGCAGCAACAGACGCAGCAACAAGAAATGCAGCGCATGATGCAGCGCAGTGCAGCGTTGGATGAAATGCGCCGAGCTATTCAAGACGAGGATCTTGGCAAGTACGCTCAAGCGCTAATCAATTCTGGCGATCAAGACCTGATGCAAAAGGGCGCGCAACTGCAGATGGCTGATTTGCAGGACAAGCAATTCCGCCGGCAGTATGGTGGGCTTACCTCCAATCTCACGCCGGAAGGAATGGCCGAGCTGGCTGGTGCGGGGCAAAAGGGCCTTGGACTGGCCAAGGAACTTGGCAACTACGTGGTGAGGCCCCAGCCGTTTGCGGTTGGTAAGAATGTGTATGTGCCTGGGCAGGGGTTTGAACCGCCCCCAGCGGCTCCAGACGTCGCGCCGCAACCGCAAGTCCTGCGGCGTGGCGATATTCTTGTGGATCCGACCACCGGTGAGCGAGTTGCCTCCAACGTGGCTCAGAATGCGCTGATGGCTGGTGCGGCTTCCGGGGCAGCGCCAAGTGCTGCGCCGGCTACGCAAGCAGATGGGCGTTTGCGCTATTTGCAGGCAAGAGGGTTTGAGGTTGGCCCTGATGGCACGGTAAGGCCCATCCCCGGCGGCCCCGCAGATCCCGAAATCATTCGCCGTCAGGCCGAAGCTCGCAGGCCGCCACCGCCCGGGCCCGAAGGAACGCCGGCACAGCAGGCGCGCGCGGAAGGTCAGCGCAGCGCCAGAGACATGTTGAGCCAAGAACTCAACACTGTCATGGGCTATTACGAACGCCTGAACCGCATGGGCGCCATGACCAGCCCCAGCAGAGCGGCGGCGGCCAACGTGGCTGCGGCGGCTCGGGCAACTGGCGTTGGTCAGACGGCAGAGCGGTTTCTCGGGACCGAGGCGCAAACGCTGCGAGACAACATCTCCAACGCTCGACTGCGCATTCTGAACCATGTGAAAAACGCCACTGGCGCAACCGCTGCCCAGATGAACAGCAACGTGGAATTGCAAACGTGGCTGAATGCGCTGACCAACCCGCAGCAATCCATTGAAACTGTGCGCGAGACGTTGGGGCAAATGGACGCCGTTCTGGGCAGCGTCAGGAATCAGATAGAGCGCGAACGCGCTGCCGGCAGGCCCGGCGCTGCGCCCGCTCCTGCGCCCGCTCCCGCTGCAGCCGCCAGTAGGCCGCCGGCAGCAGCACCCAGCAGATCGCCCGCAACCGGTGTTCGGCGTGAAGTTGCACCTGGCGTGTTTGTCACCGAAAGGCCGTAGTCATGCCCAAGTACACGCTGGAAGTCGGCGGCAAAACGTTTGACGTTGAGTCAGATCGCCCCCTGTCCAACGAAGAACTGGTTGGCTATGCGCGTTCGCTTGCCGGCCAAGGTGCGCAACCTTCCGCGCCGCCCGGGCAGATTCCGGGTGCTGGGCCGCTTGTGGCGCCGCCGGCACAACCCGACGAGGTTCCGCTTGGAAGGCGTGTGGCCCAAACGCTGGGGAACGTTGCCGCAGGTGGCATTCGCGGCGCGGCGTCTATCGGATCGACGCTCACAGAACTTGCGAGAACTGGCCCCGAAGAACTTGGCGGCCAACCTTTGCGGACCATAGTTCCTCGCATTCAAGAGCGAGGCCGGCAAGTGTCTGCTGGATTGCAACTGCTTGGCGCAGAGCCAGAGTCCTTTGCATTCCAAAGCGGCAAGATTGGCGGCGAAGTCGCCGGTACGCTTGGCGTCGGGCCCGCGCTTGCGACAGGGGCGCGCGCGGGTGGCGCTGGAACTCCAGTTGTAGCTGCACTGCAAAGCGGCGGATTGGGCCGTACTGGTGCGGCAACCTTGCCCAGCGGCGCTGTTGCGCGTGTAGGCGCGGGCGCCACAACTGGCGGTATCAGCGCTGGCCTAGTCAGTCCAGACGAAGCGGCTACGGGCGCTGGAATTGGCGCTGCGCTGCCGGCAGTTCTTGGGCCTATTGGCGCTGCCGGTGGCGCCGTGTACCGAGCCGGCATTGAACCGCTGATGCGTCCGGGCATCGCCGCAGAAAACGCACTGCTTGGCGCGTTGGGCGGTCAATCGCAAGAGGCAATCAACGCGCTGCGAGCTACTCAGGCTCTGGAAACCACGCCAGGCTTCCAAGCCACTATGGCCGAACGTCTGGTTGAAGGCGGCATCCGCAATCCAACCGTGGCCGCTATGGAGTCGCGACTGGCAGGCAACACGCCTGAGTTGAACCGGCGCGCGCTTGAGTTTGCCGAGCGCCGCGTTGGGGCGTTGCAAGGACAACTGGACCGCATCAACCAACAGCTTCAACAACAAACCGCTGCGCTGCGCCCAGAGGCTCGCGTCACGCTTGAATATGCCCGCAGAGATGTGGCGCAGAACTTGGCGCGTGCGCAACAAGAAGTGGATGTGGCACAGCGCGCGTTGTCTGGTGGCCTTGCGGATGTGTCGCAAATTGAGGTTGGTGGCAAACTGAGTGCGGCGGCCGCCAAGGAGTTGGAGTCCGCAAGATTACGCGTGACGCAGCAATACAACGAGGCGTTCAAGCTTGCCGGCACTGATGCAAGCATTCCGTTTCAAAAGGTTGTTGAGCGTGCCGGCATTCTGCGTGACCAACCAATCATCGAGTTCAAAGGTCTTGCGCCAGAGACGGCGAAAGTGCTTGAACTGTATGGGCCAAAAACCGCGCCCGCCGTTCCGGTCGGCGCGGGCAAAGTCACCAGCAGAATGAGGCAGGTGGCGCAGCCAGACTTGCCTCCAATGGTCACGCTTGAACAAGCATCTGCGCTTGGCAAGGCGCTGAACATCGACTATGCGGCGCTGAAAGGCTCTACGGATGCCGCTTCCAACATTGCTCGCGCAAACATCAACAAGATGCGCAGCGCGCTGGATGAAGCCATTGCCAGCAGTAAGTTGAGTGACGAGGCCAAAGCTGCGTATGCCGCGGCTAAACAAGCTCATGCCACGCAAGTAGCCGAGCGTTTCTACACGGGCACCGCTAGCAAGATGTTCCGCGAGGGCGCATCCAACGTTGCGCTGTTGGGCGACGAGTCGATGGCGCAAACCGTGTTGCGTAGCGAAACTGGCGCAAGAGACATTTTGGCCGCTATCGGCAGATCGCCAGAGACGCGCGAGTCGCTGGCAAAGGGCGTCGAAGACCTGTTCCGCCGCAGTGTGGTTGATCCGACCACCAAGATGGTCAAGCCAGAAGCTGCCGCAAGGTTCTTGCAGGACAACGCTCGGCAGCTTGATGCAATCGGCGGTGGACTGAAGCAACGACTGGAGCAAGTCCAGCAGGCCGCTGTCAGCCTTTCCGATGAGGCCGCTAGAGTGAAGGATGCCGGCGGAAAACTGGTTGGTCGCACGGCTAACGAACTAGTTGACTTTGGCTTGCAGAATCCGCGCAACTTTAAATTGTTGCAAGGTCAACTCAGTCCGGCCGCCAAAAACGCCGTGCTGGCAGAATTTTCGGATCGCGCCACAGCGGGCCTGCGTGCCGGCGAACCCAAGGATTCCGTGGCGTTTTTGACCAAGAATGCTGACACTCTGCGAGAGGCGCTTGGCCGCGGCGCCTTTGACAATCTGATGCGTCAGTCTCAGTTTGCAGAGGAAGTGGCAAAGCAACAGTCGGCGCTTAAAGCGTTTGGCAAAAACGTTGAAGGCGTGGTTTTCACCCGAACGCAGAATTTTACGCCGCAGCAGTTGACTGACCTAACGCTAGTAGCAAGAGACTTGGAGCGCGCACAGAGAACCGCCGCTACGGCGCAATTCGGTCAGAAGGCAGCCGCGCCTGATGTTGGCGAACTTGCTACTGAAGCTGCGCGCGAGGGCGCTGGAAGCGCCCGCCAGTTCCCGAATCTGTTGAATCGCGCAATGACCTTTGCCCGCAACACATGGGTGCGACTTGAAGATAGGATCAACCGCAAGGCCGCAGGAGAACTGTATGCCCTGATGATCGAGAACCCGACTGCCGCCATTGCTGCGCTGGAACGGGCGCAGATTCGTGCGGCCGGCGCGGAGAAGCTGCAGAGAGGCGCTGGCGCAGTAACGCGCGCAGCGGCTCAGACCGCCATCGTATCGCCGGCCTCGCAGCGGAACAATCTAGCGCCAGCGCCCGTCAACGCCCTCGCCCCATGACCCCCAAACCAGCCCGCCACATCATCGCCTGGATCCTGCGCCGCTTCGGCTTCGCAGGCGTGGCGCTGGCGCCGTTCGGGATCTTCATCTTGGCCGAGCACCTGCACAGCCAGCGCCTGATCCGGCATGAACAACAGCACTGGCGGCAGTACCGGCGCATGGGTTTGCTGCGATACTATGTTACGTACTTGTGGGGCCTCGTCCGCCACGGGTACACCAACCATCCAATGGAAATCGAAGCCCGCGCGGCCGAACATCAGCCATGAGCCTGACGATGCAACAGAAAGCCGACATCGCCACCGAAGCCGCCAAGGCGTCGCCACCAGTTGCCGTTGCCGGTGCTACGATTGCCGGCATGCCGATCAACGATCTGGTGCTGTGGGTCACGCTGATCTACTTGGTGTTGCAGATCGGCTTCCTGCTCTACCGCTGGGGCAAGATGTATTTCCGGGGCGGGCCGGATACCGAATGAAAGCCCGCATCGTCATCGGCGCCCTGACGCTCTCAGCGTCTGCGCTGGTCGGCATCGCCGTCCATGAGGGCTACCGTGGCGAAGCGTACATCCCGGTCAAGGGCGACAAGCCGACCCTCGGATTCGGCACCACTGACGGCGTGAAACCCGGCGACACCATCGAGCCCGTGCAGGCGCTGGTACGTAAGCTGGCCGACGTTCAGCGCTTTGAGGGTGCTTTGAAGCAGTGCGTGCGCGTGCCGCTGCATCAGTACGAGTACGACGCCTTCCTGAGCCTGGCGTACAACATCGGGCCGGGGGCGTTCTGCGGCTCGACGCTGGTGCGCCGGCTGAACGCGGGCGATTACGCCGGGGCCTGCGCCGAGATCCTGCGCTGGGATCGTTTCCGTGGTGAGCCACTGCGCGGCCTGACGCTGCGCCGGCAGGCTGAGAACCGGCAGTGTCTGGGCCAATGATCGACCGCCCTGTCGCCTACGCTCTGGGTGTGGCATGCGCCGGCCTGCTGGTGCTGACAGCAGTGCTGGCGTATGAGGCACGCGGCCTGCAAACCACACTGGCCACAGAACGCGCAGAACGGGCTCAGGAGCGCGAGAAACTGGTAACCGAGGCCCTTGCCGCCAGCGAAGCCGCGCGAGCCCTGGAGGCCCGCTGGCGAGCCCAGCACACGGAGGTGCAGACCGATGCCCAGAACCGAATCCGCGCTGCGTCTGCTGACGCTGCTCGTGCCCGCAGTGCTGCTGACGGCCTGCAGCGCCGTGCCGAAATCATCGCCGCCCAGTGCGCCAATCCCCAGCGCGACCGTGCCGACCCTTCCTTCGGAGGCCAGGCAGCCCCAGACCCCGGAGTGGTGCTCACCAACCTGCTCCGAGGGGTTGCGCAAGCGGCTGCAGAGCTTGCTGCCGTAGCCGACGCCCGCGGTGCTGCCGGCACTGCCTGCGAGCGGGCCTACGACGCTATAGCAGCGCCGCAGCCCCGGCAATAGCGCCCACGATCACGATGGCAATGACGAGGTGCCAGATGATGAACTGGGCCGCGTCGTCGAAGTCGTCGGCGCCAATTTCGGTCGCCGCCTCGGCAGCCTCGGGATAACGACCCTGCTGGTCGCAGCCGGTGGGGATGTAGCTCATAGCTGCGGCCAGAACAGCAACACGCCGACAGCGGCCAGCACGGCGCAGACGATGATGTCCATAGTCAGAGCAATGTCCAC